CATACTTTGTCAGTACAATGCTCTCATCACTTTCATGCTGATGGTAGAAGCTTGGTCTGCTCGTTCTACTTTTCTTTACTATCAGCAATATTGGAATCACCCTACCATTGTCGCCAATCTTATTTCCGTAGACTATAGCGTGTCTCGTTGACCGTTTAGCACTGATGACAACATGGTCGCCCTTGGAGAACTTCTTATGCTCATCAATATAGGCGCGTTCCAACTCACTCAGTTCCTGCTTGACCTCCTTCATCTTGGCCATGATAGGCACTTTCTTACTACAAAACTCTTTCCAATTCATACCTAATACCGAATCTTTTCAACACTGCTTCTATCTCATTTTGACCTTCGTCTGAAGTGATAATCTCTGCAAAAGTGGTTCCCTGATGGAACACGCCATAGCGCAACTCAAACTTCTGCTCCACTTGGTCAAGTGCCTCGTAAATGCCCTGCACCTGAACCTTTCTGATGTTAAACTCGAAACGTACCATAATTACAAATCAAATAATTCGTTTTTTCTGTCAAACACTATGTCATCCTCCTCTTGTAGCTCATCAGCGTAAACAGAAAGAGTCTCATCACCTCGCTTGACCAAGAACTGAGCGTCCTTGTCAAACTTATACTTTTTACCATTCTCCAGCTCTATCTCTATATAGTCTGAAGAATCTATGTCCTCACAAATCTTAGTAACGTCAGCTGGCTCCAGCCCTGCGCGTTCTGGAAGCAAGAAACGCTCAAACAGCAAATCATACCTTAGCGGGTCTATAAAAGTGATTCCCAAAAGATATAACGTCAATGCGCCACCGGCAGATCCACGTCCGATTCCCGTCAGTATTCCATGCTCCTTGGCCCAATTGATTTCTTCTCTCTGAATCAAGAAGTAGTCCACATTGTCAGTGCTTTCAATGACATACTTCTCATATTCGATTCTCTCACGATACTTCTCTTCCTCACCTTCAGGAACCAGCTTCTTAAAGCCTTCTTCGATAAGCTGAAGAAACATATTGTGAGTGGTGCCATACTTAGCCTTCTCATCAGGTGTCATGTCGTACTGAGGTGCATAGTTACATGATAGGTCATAGGCCGCTTCAGCATTTTCCACGATGTCGGCAGTAGCACTTACCATGTCATAGAACACTTCGTCATCATACTTATCACTGAACACCTTTCTCCAATCATTATACAACTCGTCAATCGTCTTGACATACTGCTGGTCACTCTGCTCATGCGCTGCCCCAGAATCAATCTTATTCAGCACAATCTTCGTATGCCAGTCCTCTTTGTCGAGATAGTACACATCCTGAATAAGAATCGGACGGACACCATGCTTATATTTCAAATGGCCCTTATAGAACTCATCAAAGTACGCCTTCATGCTGAGAAGAACGGCAGAGTCAATTCGGTCAGCCTTATACTCAGTACAATCAACCTGGAAGTACACCCAGCCATCAAAAGCCTCTATAAAATCCTGTAGCTTGTCCTGATGTTCAACCAGCCAGCCACCCATGCGCTTCTCAAACACGAACACGTTGCCTTCAGCGCGATTTAACAGCTCAATTGGAGTAATTACCTTCGTCTCAACATTATCGACCGCTACGGCCTTCTGTAGGCGTAATAAGTTACGGAATCCTTTCTGAGTGTTACAGTACACAATGCCGTTCACCTTCTCATCATCAATCTGAATAGTTACTGAGTAACCAAAGCAATACTTCAGTCCGGCACCAGCAGCGTTAGTCTGAAGGGCCAGAGTAGCAGCCATCGTATTCCTGTCAGCAATACCAAGACCGCCATAGCCCAAGAACTTCACCTTCTTACACCAATTAGACAACGAGCCGCTGCCATTCAGCAACTCAAAACCAGTATGTATGCCAAGAGGATAGTATTCTGAACAGTCATGCTCAAACTTAGGGCTTTCACCCACATAACGCAACTCCTGAAACTGTACTTCCTTCGGGTCATCGTCAATGTTGACGTAATACCAACGCTTACCGAATGGGAACACAATATAAGGAATGTCATCCTCCTTCAGAAAGGCCAAGTTCTCCTGAGAGTTGAATATCACCTCAGCACCTTTACCATCCTTGGTCTTACGCTCCTTGAATATGTGTTCGTAGTCAGCTTGTATCAGGCATCTTCCGAATCCTGGGATAACCAGCACGTCCTTACGTAGAGAATATGTTATAAAGTGGTCATCAAGCCACTCCTTCAATGATACCGCGCCCTTCATCACTTACTCAAATTAAATTCCGTAATCGTCTTTAAGTTATTAGCAAAGATGTCGTAGATGTCATCGAAGTCCATTTCATCCCAATCCTTGCCTACCCCATCAGGAATATCGGCTATCAGCACGTCAAAGTATTTCTCCAGCTCATTAGCAACCTGAGAAGTCGTTTCCTTCGCGTCATTATCAAAGCCAAGGACAACCTGCTCAACGCCTTTGCACTGTAACTTGTACATCTGAGTTTGGCTGATTTTCTTTCCGAAGGTACAAATAGGCACAATACCCTTATTCTCGTACAACTCCAGCTTCCGATTCAATGCTATCACGTCAAATGCGCCCTCGCATATAATGACTGAGGTGGTTTCTCCAGCCACAATCGAATCGTAGTTATAAATCAGCTTTGAAAACTCATTCTCAGTAGAGTTTTTGTAGCGCAGAATCTTGTAGCGGTGCGTGTCATTGTATTCTTCAATGTCATCCTTACTCATAGTAGAGCGACCGACAAAGCCAACCAGCCTACCTTCGTCACGGATTTCGAGAAGCACATAATCGGCATACTTGAAGTCAACGCCACGATTAGTACCACATGGAAAATATTCGTAATCGTCAGCATTAAATCCACGAGACTTGAGATACCTGTTCTTGTAGCACCTTTTGTACCCTTTGGGCATTTCAATCTCAACCAACTCATCATCCAGTTCTTCCTCGAACAACCTGAGGCTGTCCTGTTCGATGTCCTCGTCAAGTTCCTCAATCTCCTTTGGTATGAGGTCCTTGCGGTCAAGGGCAGTCAGCGTCATCTTCAATGTCCTGTAGGAAGTCTGGCAATGGTAGCAATTAGACATTCCAAACACCTTTCCGTTCCTGTTCGGGCCTACATAAATTGCGAACTTGTAGCCATCATGCGAACAGAACGGGCATGTCGGAACAAGGACATTCTTCCGTCCTCCGTCTAATTTACCATGAAAATCTTGTAGAAGTTCCTCAGTTATTTCTTTTCTGAGGTCATAAGAAAGTTCCATAAAGCGTGTAGTAACGATACACTGCTTTTCATCAATTGTTTGCAAAGCTACGGACAAAAATCCGAAAAACCAAATCAATGTCCGCAGCTTTAAGGTTTCTTCAACTATTTTAATTATTCTGGAGGCAGGTTTAACGTGCGCTCTCTATCGTAGAACATTTCCTTGTCGTATGCCGTACATATTCTAAATGGCGGCTGTTTCTTCTCGAATCTGAACTTGTCGGCATGTATTCGCATCGTCTCTTCCTGATACTCCCTACGGCTCTGATTAAGCGACAAGAAGTGCGTACAAGGTCTCTGCAAACCCTTACATTCTGAGGTGTTATAAGCCGTCAGCACATTCTTCTCATCGTTTACCCACTCAGGATTCTCAATGGTAGCCTGGTAAGTAGCAAACACCCACGAATCAATCTCACCAGCCAAGTCCTTCAAATCCTCTGCAACTGCAATGCGCTTGAATCTGAGGCTCTTGTTATCCCATGTCTTACCACTTGAATCATCCAACAAATCAAGGCTGTCTATAATAATAAGGTCGGGATAAAAACCATTCTCTTTATGATACTTCTCGCAGTCATTCATAATATCAATGGTGGTAGTTCTCTTACCGAACTTGGTATATGCCTTGACCTTCAAAGTACCCTTATAAGTTTCAAGCGTCTTTCTGAATTGCTCAACTGAGTGTGTAGAAATCTTTCCTCGCTCATAGTCAAACGCTGATGACCCAATCATACAGGCCGAATAAGCATCCAACGTCTCAGCAGCAGAACCTTCAAGCGAGAAGTGAAGAACATTCAGCCCGTCAACGTATGCTGCATTATAGCCTATCCAACGTGCAAAGTGGGTCTTACCAACACCAGACATAGCAATCAGCACTGACAACTGTGTACGAAGGTTACGCCCCTTGTTCAACTCATCCAGCGCATCAATATAGAAGCGCGTTACAGGCCGTTTGCCACTATTCTCAAGCAGCCTTTCCTTATTCTCCCTCAGTCTGCCCTCAAATGTCTCAGCAACATCTACAAACTCATCTGGAGCAAGTGTAAAGGTAGATAGGGAACCGGCTTCACGTTCAAACATAGCAATGGCCTCCAGCCCTTCACCATCATCAAACTTCTTACCGACCTCCTTATAAACCTTCTTGAACTGAACCAGCTTCAAATATTTCTCGAATTGGTCTCTCAAGCTGGAAGGGTCTACATCAGTTGCAAGATTACGAATTTCATCCAGCAATTCTGAGGTTGCTCGTGACGTAGCGCAGATCTGCTCAATAACACCATACTTCGGTGCCATCTTATAGTCCTTGAAATACTTCTTCAGCGCGTCATTCAACGTCTGGTATTCCCTGCTTGGTAGAAATGCGTCCTGCATATACTGAGTGACTACAGAACACATATAGTCATTGGTAATAGCAGAGTTGTAAAGTTCTGCCAAAAATCCTTCAGTAAGGATATTGTCGCTCTTTCTTGCCATAATAATCAATCTTTAGATAACAAACTGCACTTTAATCACTTTAGCAAATAACTGCAATTCATGCAGGTATCTCATATAAAATTCTTCACCACCTTTATAGGCAACATACTGATGGCTACATTCCTCACAAGTATCATCCCAGCACATAAAAGCTGATGTCTGCTCATTGTATATAGAACAAATACTGCTATTTAACGGAATCGGTTTAATGTCACGCAACCGTTCATAGTGCATCCTCGATTCATTTGGCCCCATGTGATAGCCAACTTTCTTCTTGGTAATTGCCTGAACAACCCTTGGCACACCACCAATCAATACTTGACAACCAATCATCAATTCTTCTGCCCTCATACGCTTTCTTTTCTTAACCTAACAAGCTCCGGCAATCTCTTGGCCGTTGCTTGCTCACACTGCTTCTGATAATCACATTTCTTACAGGTGTCGGACTGAGGTGCCCATCCAGTAGTGCTTCTTTGGCAAAGCATGAACCCAGCCTCACTATTCAAGAAACGCATCTTGGTCTGCTCCTCAGATTCCATATAGATGTACTTTCGCATACTGTTCGGCTTCGGCTCCTCAATCATCTTCACCAAGTCTGACCTTGACAATTCCGATTCATCCAGCCACCGATTGATGTAGTAGTTCATGCCGCTCTTTCCGCTATCATCTATAAACTGCTTGCGATATTTCTCAATCGAATAGTCAGTAAATAGGAAGTTCGGCTGCCAGCCATAACCCTTCTCCAGATTCTCCCTTGTACGATAAATCTGATAGACAAGGTAGTCAACAACGCGGTCATCGGCAATCCCTTCATACGGCCAGAGTTTGTTCAATGCCTCAACGCCGACTTCAAGGGCAACCAGATTAGGGCCTCCTGGGAATCGCCATTTCGGGTCTATGCAACGCCTGATGACGGTCTCAATCATCTTGCTCAGTCGTAAAGTGCGTTCT